CAACTCCAGAACCAACTCCAGCCCCTAAAAAGACGGTTAAACGTGTCGTTAAAAAGAAGGCTGCGGAATAGGCGGTGTACTCTTATTTTTAATAAAAATAAAACTACCAGTTATTAATGCTATAAATAATATTAAATAACGAAACGGGTACTTTTTCTTTTTTTCCGTTTCCATTTTTTCGATATCTTTCTTATCTGGAAGTTTTTCAACATTTGCGTTGAGATCCTCTATCTTCCCGATAAGTTTATGTAACGCTTCTAAAATTTGGAGTTCTCGATCTGTTGGTTTTTCTTTAACGTCTATAGTTGTTATTTCTAATGTCATGTACCAATCTGAATCTGGCTGCAGTTTTACATAATCCCCGTCACCTTGTTGTTCATATATTTCAAAATCGAGTTTCTGGATAGATATAGGGTTAAATAAAGATGTTGGTCTATTGAACGATTTCCATTGTTTATCTTGTATTTTAAAATTATTTGAACCATCGAATATTCTTTCTAAAGGTATACGTGCAAATATTTGACTCTTTCGTTCATTTAGTATTTGTGCTGTTTTTGGTATATCATCGCATATAATATCTATGTATTTTGCACCATTACCCGTACCACCACCAGATACACCTACTTGTGTTATGTAAAAATCAACGACTTTTAAACCACATACTTTATTTATATCTGATACATGTGTATTTGATTCAAGGTTTAAATCAAAGGAGAATGTATTATTCGTACCATTTACAAAATTTGAATCTATTGTTATGTACTGAATCTTTTTAGGTAACTCCTGGAGTGAAACCATCTTGTATTTAGTATATAAAAAAATAAACACAAATATTAACAGTAATGTACACATTATATTCAAGTGTATGTAACTTATTAGGTTCGAAACAAAAACCACCCGTAGATGTATCAAAATCTACAAATTTACAACAAACAAATACAACTATAAACCCCCGTGAAAATGATTATATTATATCTAAAAATGAAGCTAATGAAACTATCGTTTTAGAGGTTCCAAAGAGACCTAAGTTTAGATATAGTCTATATTAAATCATAAAAAAAATGAAATGGATGATTACATTGCCTTACACACATACGACTATAAACTCGCGTTTTGTCAAGCGACAAACGACCTCCCGGGAGACATGCAAATGTGTATATGGGAAAAACTTAATGCATATGAATCGCAAAATCGTGAGTGTCCCGGGGCGCCCCGGCGAAACAAACAAGATTCGCGCTTCTCAACAGAACGTCTCGGAAAATTGGTCAGAAAATGGAGAGAAAAATGGGGAGAACCAGACAGTTTCTAAAAAGCGTAAATCAAGACCAACTGTTGTATCGATAATGAATGGGGGACAACATGGTTACACATTGATAGAAGATAATTGTGATTTGGAGTTTGATATCGTAAAAAAACGTATTGAATATGCTGCTAAAAATGGCATTGAAAAATGTGAAATTTCAACGAATATGGATAATGTTTTGTCTATAATTTTGGGTGGGGGTCAAGGTACGCGATTATACCCTTTAACCGAGAAACGTGCCAAACCAGCGGTACCACTCGGGGCAAACTATCGTTTGATTGATATACCCGTGTCTAATTGTATTAATAGTGATATTAATAAGATTTACTGCTTAACACAATTCAATTCCGCGTCTCTCAATAGACATATTTCAAGGGCGTATAACAGTATAGGATCTCATTATAAATCAGGGTTTGTTGAGGTTTTAGCTGCGCAACAGTCTCAAGATAATAAGGCATGGTTTCAAGGTACTGCGGATGCTGTTAGACAATACCAATGGCTTTTTAATGATTCTGGATGTGATGAGTATCTTATTTTATCCGGGGATCACTTATACAGAATGGATTATAAGAGGCTTATTATGCACCACCGTCGAACTTGTGCGGATATTACAGTTTCAGCAATTCCCGTGGATGGGGATAGAGCAAAATCATTTGGTTTAATGAAGATTGATATAAATGGGAGGGTAATAGATTTTGCAGAAAAGCCAAAGGGTGAAGAATTGTTACGAATGGCAGTTTATGATGAACCAGAACCTTATATTGCATCTATGGGCGTTTATGTTTTTTCTGCTAAGATTATGAAAGATTTATTAACTGTTTACTGTGAAGATAAAATGGACTTTGGTGGAGAAATTATACCACACGCTACGAGTATGGGTATGCATGTTCAATCTTATATTCACGATGATTATTGGGAAGATATAGGTACAATTAAATCATTTTACAATGCAAATTTACAGTGTAACAAGGATGATTCACCATTTTCATTTTATGATGTTGATGCACCTATATATACTTCTTTGAGGTTTTTACCACCTACAAAAATGTTAGGTTCTCAGGTATTAAAAAGTACTATTGGTGATGGATGTTATATTCATAAATCAAAAATTAAAAATTCTGTAGTTGGGTTACGATCTTCCATCTCAGAAAATTGTATAATTGAGGATACGTTATTATTGGGTGCGGATTATTATGAAAATGAAGAAGAATGTAGATTAAAAGATGAATGTTTTATGCCTATAGGCGTTGGTCGAGGAACTACTATAAGGAATGCTATAGTTGATAAGAATGCACGCATAGGAAATCGATGTTACATAACTAATTCAAAAAATGTAGAAGAAGATTTATCCAACGAAAAACGTGGTTGGGTAATAAAGGATTATATAGTTATAATTTTTAAAGATGCAACTATACCCGACGGGACTATAATCTAAGATAAAGAATTAAATATTTGTATTAAGTAAAATGAAATGTACATCGCATACTCGAACTTTAGTGTGTTTGGCACCTAAAAATCGTCGTAAAGTCGTGAAGTGTATGAGTGTTAAAAAACGGCCAACCCCATCATTAGCACGCGAAGAAATAAAAGAAGAAACAATAACACCAATTCACGATTCTCAATTAAAAACCTCAAAAATATGGTCAGACGAATTTAAAGATGAACTTTATAAACATGCACAAAAACTCGCATATGAAGAATTTAATCAAGATGATTTTAAACGCCAGGAATATGATTCATATTCACTCGTTCTTTATCAACATCTCATTACAGAGTTAAATTTACAGAGACGCGAAATGAAATATGTATCTCTTTTTGGTGATAGATGGAGATCTAAAGATGAATTGTTTAGAATTGAGCAACGTATAGATATATCAACAATTAGAATCGGGAGATTTAAAAGTAGAGAGCGTGCATTTAAGAAAAAATATTTTCAAGATGAAAACTATATTATTAAAGGTATAGATATATAATAATTAAATTGTAATGTTGAGTATAATAAATCCAAATACTAAAACTGTTAGAATATCGTGTCCTACTAAACGTAAAGAAGGTTTAGCGGAATACGAACGTATAAAAGATAAAATTAAAAAGTCAACTTTGCAATACGGTGCCGTCGTTTCAACCTATCATTTTATTTTTCATACACCAGTTGATGGTGTTTCCGCGAGTTTAGGAACGGTCGCGTCTTATATTTATGTTAATTCACTATCTTCATATGTTGACAATATAGAAAGACTACCGGGTTTAAATAAACGGCTGCTCGTACCGACATGTCTCGCTTTAGCAGAATCCATGTGGAATACAGCAGATTTACCATTTGATTTTAATATGGGGGCAACATTGTTTGGATTTTTATCATATAAAGTAGCATTTTATCAAATCGTGGCCGAGGAAATACTGATGTACAGTGAAGACCTAAGTGATATAGACCAGTTATAATAAGTATAATAAAAAAATGTCTTCTCTCATTTACGAACTTACGAAACAATCTACTGCTATTGAAAGACTTCCAAAACTCGACGGTGTTTTTTCGAGTTTCAGAACCGATAAATTTGCATCGAGTACACCTTCTCAAGTTTATGGAGTCCAACCACAACACGGTTTTCCTAAAGAGTGTAATCCTAATGGACTTAATAATATTGCATATTTCGGTGTATCTGCATTTAATGATAAACTTCATATAATTGATTTCTTGTATGAAGAAAGGTATAAAGATGGTTTTAGAGTGGGTATACTTGAACCAGCATTACAAATGTTGAAAAACAAATTGGGAACCATGGTTATTCCGCGGTATATTCCAGAAGAATGGATTGATTTTTGGATGAATTACTTTAAGAATGAATTTAATGATCAAAAAACTCTTTTACAATTTGTTGAAAAATATAATCTTCATGGGAGTGTTGATTGGACGGAACTTTACAACACATTCAGTGTAGATATGGACTTAAAACTTAGCAACTAATGTGTAATATAATGAGCCTTACTTACGAACTTCTTAAAAATTGTACAACTATTGTCGAACTTTTCGATGTTAATGAACTTTTCTCCCAGTTAGTCGATGAAAAATGTAAAGTATATGGTTTGCGCGCCGATTTCGGGTACCCCGAACATCTTATTCCTAAAAATACGTATAAATATATTGCCTATATTGGTATTTCTAATAGAATTCAGGAAACGTCATATGGACAAGCTCAATTCATTGAATTTTATTATGAACCTAATAATGTTGGTGTTTTAGAACACTTTTTTGACATGTATTTAGAAAGTGAGAAAAAAATTCTTCAAGAGTGTGAATATAAACAAGGTGAAGAGTTTACGGTCGAACTTTTTCCAAGAAAAATTACAAAAAAGAATCTCGCGTTTTGGAAACGGTATTTAGATAATGAATATGATGTTAATGACAGGATTTCTTTACGTGATTTCTTAGACGATTACGAACTTACGTATCATATTAACGATGAAATGTTATACGACGCTTTACCAGAAAACATTGATGATTTGGATAATGAAAGTGAATATAAATCAGAATCAGAATCCGAACTTGTGGAGTGTGAAATATGAACCTAAGTGTAAATGGATACATAAATATACAATAAAAAAATGCGTCCAAATTGTATATACGAAAACTGTCTCTGTCGTCAAGGAAAAAACGGGTTTTGTGTAAAACACCGTGAAATTGGAGAAGCTGTAGAAGCTCTTTTACTTTTAAAAAACAAACCTAAGATATAATGAAACAAAATAAAAAAATAAGATATTAAAAATGGAAGCTCTTACCACGTTAATGCAAACTCTCGACCTCAATTCTAAGATAATTTCTGAAGGCGATTATCTTAAAATGTGTGATTCGATAAAAACGATTCATGATTATATTAAAAGTGAAACCGATTCTGAAAGTGATGGTGAAGAAGAATTTAGAATTCGTCGTGTTGATATACCTATACCATTTTCACCGATTCCAAATCTTCCTCCATTAGGAGATAATCTTGAAGATCTTACAATATATGATACGGTAACACCTCCACAGTCGAGACGAGGTGATTATATACACCCCGATTTACCAGAGATACTGACACCCCCACCCGTTCACGAATCTTTACGTGACCGCGAATTAGAAGATGAACTCATGGAAGTAAATAGATTAATTCACGAAACATCAAAAAACATGGAAAAACTGAAATATAGACGAAACGTGACGATTATTGTTCGTCAAGAAGCTGTGAAACGACGCGCACGGGAACTCGGTATTCGTTTACCTCGGTATACAGTTGGTTCACTTTTAGATGCAGGACACGATGTTGGTAATGTGAGAATGTTCTTCAAAGATTACTTGGAAGATTATAACGATGATATCGATAGGAAATACAATGAATTAGAAGACGTGATGAGAGAACTTGAACAGGACAAAACGGCTATAATAGACGAACTTATAAACTTTTAATCAAATATTATTTTACACCATTTTTCGTTAATGTTACCAAAAGGTGAATACTCAAACAGTAAATGTATTAACGCCCCTGAAATAATTAGAGCGCCTGTATCTTTATAAATATATTTTGTAAGGCCCATGAACAAAAATTGTAACATGAGACCTATGAAGAGAGCTTCCATCAGGACAGTCGTAAAAGGGCGCATTTTTTTATATTACTATAGTATATAAAAAAATGGACTACCAAGGAATCGGAATCTTTATCGCACTCGCACTTATCATGGGCGGACTTATCTACACCTTTACGACTAGATCCGCCGCGCCTAAAACTACGCCAGCTCTTGAAATTAAAGAAGAATAAACTAATCTAAAAAATATTATTATCTCGTGATATATAAAATGATACTCGTATTAGCTATCATTCTATTTATCATATTTTTGATTTATAGTATAAAACCCGGGCGTGAAGAGTATACGCTCGAGGGTCTTAAACTTTCGTGGAAAAATAAGGCGAGTATAGAAGGGGTTGTTACGAAATGGATCGTTACTCTGAAAGATTCGTCTGGGAACGTAATTCATACGTACGAAAATAATGAATCCAAAAACCTTAAAAACTTCACGGATGTGTCCATGAACATAGTAGATAAAAAAGAATTTGAATCGAGTATTATTGGTGACAATACACTCGAACTGTACTATAACGAGGTTAAATCCGATAATA